TTTAGCAACTCTGCCAATCATAAGTTGATTGGCCTGAGGAAAGGCCACATAGTCATCTATTTCTATATTTCTACCAAGAGCGTCAATATGCATATCAATATGATTTAGTAAGATTATGATATACTATAAATTCTTTAAAAGCGTTATAGATTTGATTAGCTTCGTCGGTATCCGGAGCGACCTGTCGTCCTTTTACATAGAATCCACTAGAATCCATGCGGATCATTTCTTCGTGATCAATAACAAATTTAATTGAATCTTCCATAGAACTATATAGTAGCATCAGAGTGAATAAAGGTCAATTGGTTCATAAAAATCTTAATGCGAATTCGGTAGCTACTCGTTCATCTTTAAAAATATAAACAGTATACGCAAGCTCCAAAGTGGCATGCTCGCTCATATCATATTGAATGTAATACAACCAATCATCACCATTTAACCAATGACGAATTTCACCTTCGCGGCCGCCGTATCTAACCGAACCTACGCCGGCATTGGTCCTAAGCCATTCGTCAACTCGATCGGCTTGTGTTTCCATTTTTGAATATGGTATTCTTATTTCACTTGGCATACGAATATTTTAATGCAAACTTAACTGTCATTTTAGGGTCCATAATTTCCACGACCTTTTTAAGTTGCGGTCCTCTTATCTCAAGTTGCCATAAACTAGTCTTCCCAGCATATTTTGCTATTTGACTGGTAGCACTACCGTAATAAGGAATAGGATCATTATTACTATTACGTTTATTGGCAAGTTCGATATTTTCTTCTAACCAAGCAATTATTTGTTTATGATCGCCTTGAACATTTTCAAATCTGATACGTGTGTGCAAATTCATTATAGACTCATTGAAATACCCACCCTGGGGCCTAAAGGTGTTACATTATGATAAGTGTGTTTTGGAACAATTATAAGATCACCTGGTTCAAGCAAGTACTCGGTATTATCATCAAAACTCCAAATAGTTTGTCCTTGTGCCTGCCAAAAGAACACATTGTCGCTGTCCTGATGTCTACCAAAGCTTCCACCGTGTACAGTTATATTCATATATAAGTGGGCCACTCTAAGTTGCAAATCACTTAATACATGTTGCACTTCGGATATAAGATGTGCTCGGTGTGATACAAAAAATCCAAAACATTTATGTTTGATAATGTCGTTATCAATTACAGATTGATTAAAATTACTTAAACAACTATCCCATGTTGGAACGTTGGTATTATAGGATTTTTTAAATTCTATATTCACCCGCCCCACCGTAACAAAAAAATTGTCGCATCTTCCTGTCGCTTGAAACAAAAATACAATCCATTATTACGCCAGTTGCCGCTTTTAAAATTATTATAACAATACGCTTCTAATCGACATGTTTGTTCCCAAGCATCAGGCTCGGGCAACATTCTAAACTGATGTGGCCAGTACTTTTTGTTATAGGTCTGCATAGTCAGCTGACAAGTTGATTAGGCATGCATGTTTTTCTTCTTGCCATCGAGTCAGCCAAGGAGTACGATCACATTCGACAATGTGTTGCAATACTGCATTACGGCTAGACGATTCAATGGCCTCACCCAAAAATAAACTCATAACTGGTTGGCTCCAATGATATATTACGATACTCATTGAGTTGGTAGGATGAATATTCCATGCCCACTCGTGGGGATGATCTACTAGTGGAGGTATGTCTTCTAGGTGTTTAGGTTTTGTCATGATAATCCTCTATTACAACCCAACCAAGTTGTTTAAGGTCCTGCCTAATTTCATCTGTGATGATACTTTCGGGCACATATTTTGCTGGATTAAATCCTTGTGCTTCGGCAGCAGCATAATCAATTTCTTTAGGATCACCATGTATGCCTGAACAATACCAGTCCATATAATCACCTTCGCAACGAATATCTGCAACAACACCGCCGGCATAACGCCAAGTACACGACCATGCTTCGTCTTTTAAGATAGGCATTACGTCTAATTTTTGAAAAGCATTATTACACAGTGCCGCATAAAGATTTTGTGCATAAGAATCGCTGTCTCGTACTTTATGTACAAACCAGGCTGCATCTTTCATATCTCGTTCAAGATCAGCGTCCATTATGCATCCCATCTTAATAAAAAATTACTAGCATCGGATTCGTTTTCAATTACAACCACCATACCTTGTTGATGATCGCGACCACGAGGCAAGCACTGATCCATCCAGGCATAAATTTCCTTTTCGTTGTCGGTCCACCATCTAAAGTCTGTTATTAGTATATAATGATAGGGCATCTCCTCGTCAAACGGACCGGTGGCAATAAATCTACCTTTTTCAGCCGGAAACACTACACTCACGGTTTTTGATCCGATTCTTTGAGTGCTTTTACTGAACACAAGGCAACAAAGCCTTTGTTATCCCATTCTTTTCTAGCCGTCATACACTCTTGGTAATTGGGATATTCTTTTTTGTAAATAAACTTCATCTTGGGTGGTGGATCGCTCCAAAGTTGTACAACCAATATCCAAGGCATCAAATCTAACATATCAATTCCTTAATATTTCAAAAGTCCATTTAGGACTATTGGAGTCTACATCAAACCATAAGTGATTCTCTTCATCTAACCAAACAGTAAAACCTTTATTGCTAAAATAATCCAATGCTATTTCTTTAAACACTAGATCCGTGTAATTGGGTGTAGTTTTTATTTGCATGTGAATATCATGCAGTTCATCGATATAATGTTTATATATAACATTACAAAACCATTCGGGTGCGTTTTTCATACGAAATTGCATATCATCCCCACTTTAACAAAAACATTGTTAGTTCTTCTTGATTGCGAAATCGAAACATTTCAAAACTGGTTCTACGACCACAATTGTTTTGAGCACACCATAACTGAACAGGATCTAGATCATGATCTCTAAGACCGGTTTGTGTGATTGGTCCGTGATCGTAAGCTATCCTGGCATACAATGTAAGTTCCCGATTGGGATGCTTTTCCCACACTATTTTCATGCGATTCGTACACGATTCTTTTCAGCACGAGCACTGTACAGTCGATGGCCGCGGCTTCTAAACAAATCTGCTGCTGTTTGTGGATCCGTCTCAAACATTTGCTCTATATCTGTTTTGTTGATGCTATGGTCACAATCTACGGCATACAGTTCGTAATGTCTCTGCTCATTGAACTTGGCCCTAAGGATCATGTTTTGTATCAACTGGTTAAGTGGATTACGGACCGTCTCTTGATTATTTAACACTCTGAATGTGTTGTCTCTATCCCACTGTTCATATTCAGTAATTGGAACCACACTCTCCAATCCTTCTTCGCACCAGTAAACAAGATATGCATTGGTAGTCATAGATATTTCAATCTAAAAAAAGTAGCAGCATCTTCGTCAACAAAGTCCAGTCGTGTATCGTGTACCCAATGACCATTGATTGGATTATGATCCTGGTGATGACGCACAGTAAATCCCAATGTTTCGCGAAGGCGCCAAGATATCATGGTCGTGATTTTACCATAGTCCGAATCAATTTTTGGACGGATTTTATTCCATTCGCGATTGTCAAGAACTATAGTTGTCATACCGCATTATAGCAGCGTATTTAGATTATGTCAAGGTTCGTACAACCAACCCAGATTTTCTAATCGATGTATCCAGGTAAAAATGGGTGTAGTAAACGAAAGTTGCCATCGCCCGTTCCAACCTAAATATTCGGCTGATGGAACAACTTCTGGTTGATTTGGATTATCGGCGATCCAATCTTTGGGATATTTTGGTATGTATTTTGCTGCCCATTTAAAACGATAAAGTCTCATTCCCTCAATTTCAACGTTGACAATTTTGATTGCCATGTCTTTATCTTCTAAACAGTCTTGGTTAGTCTTATTGAAAAAATCAATCCAAATTGTGTGTTCACCTTTGGTATAGTCGGCAGAAAAATCTAATATTTTGGTATCATCTACTTTTATAACTTTATTTTTGATGTTGTTACACCCATATGCTATCATAGGAACGTTTTTCCAATAAACTGGTTCCACCACGACTCTAATGGATGTATTATAAGTTATATCCATGACTTTCAAAAAATTCTTTGTACTCTGGGTAAAATGTTCTAGCATCAAAGTTGAACTCTCTGTCCCAACGAATTAGGTAATTAACCATTTCGTTACGCAGACTGTGGATGTTGTTTGACTCCGGTTCGGACAAAAGATGAGCTATTGTTTTACATTCTCTAATCAATTGATTTGGTAATCTGCTTATGTCCCGGCCGGTTGATATAGTTTCAAACGTATGTTCCATTTTAGATTCTATATAACTCATAGTATCTAAAATATCTTTTTTATATTTTTCCTTAAGATATTGTGGTAGCACATTTATTTGCAGGCACTCCGGGTAAAATAAAGGAATACTTTGTAAACTTAAATTTTGATCAAACGCCCATCTTATAAATTTAGCATATGTGTTAACGCTCAACAATTGCGGAACTGTACGAAGAACTATTTGAAAATTTGTATTGTTTCTGTACCAAGAGATATTCTCTAACACTTTTTCAACATTACTACCTTGCCTAATATAATCGTTGTTTAAGTCTATGGACTCTATACTAATTTCAATATTGACTGAATCAAAGTTTTTTAATAAATCAATTAATTCTGTGTTTAATATAGTACCGTTACTAACAAAACTTAGACTTAATTTGGTTCGATCAGCATTGACTAATTTTTGAACTAGCTCTAGAAACTTTTTACTAATAGTGGGCTCACCACCCATGACATGGAGTCTAAACAATTTTTCACTTTTATCAATGTTTTCTAAAAATTGATTCCATTGTACTGGGTCGTTGGTCCAATTATCTTGTTTTGTGTATGGCAAATTCCATTTGTCATAATATGATGCAATACGAGAACTAGCATTAGGGGCACACATTTTACATGCCAAATTACACTCATTCCCAAAATCAACGTGCCAATCAGGCGGGTCTACATCCTTACTTGTAGCACAAGTCTTGGCCCATGGGCTGTAGTCAAAACTTTTATCAAAGGCCTGTTCAGTGAAAATAGCGCCTTTAAAGTTTTCTTTTATTCTTCTACTTTCGTGGCCGTGTCTTTCTTCATTGTAACAAAATTGACACTCAGGCAGAGGCTTATCGCCCATTATCCTCTGCCTAAAGTTTTTCATTGTTTCGCTGTTACGCCATTCACTTAGTGAATGAGATTTAAGAGTGTAAACATCGCCTATGGGTGGTTGTGCTTCGTAGCAACAAGCGCCGTATTGACCGTGCCAATACAAATGTGTATTAGTCCACGGAACAATACAAAAAACTTTGTTATTAGGCATTACTCAATGATGCCAAACTTTGCCCAACGGGCTCCGCCTAGACTCACCCAGCCAATTGGATTGCCAATGACAGGAGATTGATTCCAAACAATGGTGCCAATTGAACGATCATCGTTTGGGATAGAATTGGAACTGGTCATGGTGACCGATCCTACTTGAAGTGTGTTAATGTGTACAGATCCATCTGGTTTACAAATTAAATTATTTTTATTGTTACTGGTAACTAGTAAATCTTGATTTCTCACTGTGCCAATCATACCTACGTCTTGGCTGCGTTTGCCAGTTACTATCTCTACTTCCTGATCCCATACACTCAGTGCGTGTCCTGGGTCGATGGTATTAACACCTACACGACGATTACTGATGTACAAACTTTCGCTTAGAAAAGTTTCGCCACTGGTTTGTAATTCTCGAACTACACCTAATTTTTGTAAATTACTTTCTGTTATTCGGATACCAATCTTATTACCAGTGATTGCAGCTTCACCATCCATGGTAATTTGATTTAAATCTATTCCTTCATTTTTAATTTTAGTAAAAATAGTATTAGAGAAAGAGTCAAACAATTCTTCGTTTAAACTATTTTTTACCGTAATTGATGCATTTTCTACAATATTCTTGAAAGCTAAACTTTCGCTAGGTATCGTTCCTTTGAGCAGTAGGTCACCATCTATAGTTACATCGCCTTTAATGTCAGCCGACGTGGTTATTATACCATTTTCTATTATGGTAGATTCGTCTAATATAGTTACTTTACAATCTGTGGCTCTGTCGTCAATACCAGTACTACTAAAACTTTTAATAATACCACCACTAACAGCATCACCTGTAATTTTTATTTCATTTTGTTTAATAGCAGAAAAATTTATAGAATCTGCAGGCCAGGATGTACGTCCTATATGAGCTTCAAACTGCTGTGCTACTGCGTTGGTAACACTTTGTGTAAAATCAATAGTGTCAATTCGTCTAGCAATATCTGACACAATTTGAGATTTAGCTTGTTTATCCAATGATGCAATAATAGCGTCGGCCGATAAGCGTAATTTTTCTTCAACATCAATTGGCCTGATTTCAAATTCAGAGATTTTGTTATCAAGTTTTAAACTTGCCAGAAGATTAATTTTACCTTCGTAATCGTAGTTGTCTAAAACTTTTTTGACGTGATTAATTATGCCTAATTCTATACGCTCATTAAGCCCTTCTTGCACATCTACGATAAGTTTTTTAAGTACTGATTCTAGTTGAGTATCATCCATTATTCAAATATAATTGAAATTACATGTTCATAATTTTTCTTGATTAAACTTTTATACATTAAATTTTTATGAACCTGGAAATGCGTAGATCCTGCATCCGAACTAAATTTTGCTAATTGTTTGAAGTACATGGTTCTACGCACAAATGTTCCATGATTTTTTAAGTTACCAGCTGGATAATCTATAGCATATACCGAAGTTTCCCAACTAGCTCTATCCTTTTGATTCCAATCGTGATATTCTAAAAATATTTGATTTACAGAACTTCCTTTTATTATTGACGGGGTAGAAAATTCTTTTTCTTTAAAATCTTGATTTTTATAATCACGTACTGTACTTATAACTATTTGATTAGCCAAAGAACAAATTAATTGAATCAGTTTTTGTTGGTCTGCATCACTTGCGGCAAAAGTAAAAAATTCATCAAACGCTATAACACTATCAAATTTTTTATAATGCTTGTCTAGGTCATTGGGATTAATATAAACAATTTTAGGATTTCGTTGTTTCAAATAATCTAAAGTATCAGCGTCAATACAGGTTACACTTACCTTAGAAGTCACTCCTAGTATAGCAGGGTTGAAACCTATAAACAAAGTGCTTTTTGGGGCTATATTATGAAAATCATAAACTGATGTTATAATTTCTAACTTTTTGTTTACAACTTCATTTGCTTTAAGATTAGTTATTAAGGCCGATAAAAGTGTTTTTGTGTAATTAGCAAAATCTGTCATTTTTTATTATTTTAAACATCGTCTATTATTTATCGGTTCTAACCAGATCTAGGGTAACGCAATGAAATCCGCCTCCTAATGTTCTGCTATGACGCAATTCAAGCGGAATAACTGTAAATTTATTTTCTTCTAATATTTTTATCAACTTAGATTGATGTTTATCTACAATTACAGTATCAGGATCTACAACAAGCATGTTTAATGCTATCCATTTACTTGCATACGGATATTGATAGAAACCTTGTTCTACTACATCATCTATCCAAATTACTTCCCAGTTGTGAAAAATTCCGGGTAGATTTTCCATGTTTACTCTACTGGCATTAACCATAACTAGGCCTTCACGTAAAGGCACTATGGTACTATCAATGTGTACCCCAGAGTAAAAATTACAAACTTCGACCTTGACATCGGGAAATTTATATTGTAACCATTGTGCAGCTTTACGATTACCACTGGCACTTTCTAAATATAGCATGGTATCATTGAGACGTAATACGTTTGCAGCATCTAGTATCATGCCCGCATCTCTGGGCATACGATACACGGTGTCGGCACGATAGATAACATCGTCCAATGCTTCTATTTCCATGTCTCTGCAAGGATACATCATGGTAGGATCAACTATGGTACTACCGTGTATTAGTAATCTATCTCTAGGACAATACCCGTACATGCCTCCTAGTTCTTGATAATCAAGTGCTTTGGGTCTGTGTACTGTTGCACCACACTTTTCAAGAACTAGTGCCAACATGTCTAGATCTTCATTGGTTTCATCAATGATCCAGTCCGGTACAGGGCCACTAGGAACAGGAGTTGCTGTCCAAGTTGTTTTTTCACTCTCATTTGAGAACACCGGATCATCACTGGGCCAGTTAGCAAAGCAAGCACGACCTACAACTACCTCCTCGAGTGTATCCCATTCATTATAACTATGAATCATACGTGTCCTGTTATTTGTACGGTATATCTTGGCGTCATGCCCATATTAGTTGCAATGTGCGGAGCATTCCACCTCCAAATCAAAGTAAATCCTGCGATCCAATCAGTGTAAGGCACCCTATCGCATTCGGCATAATGTCCCGAATGCCATGGTTCTAGAAAAACAACTGCTCTGCGTATTGTGCTTTCATGTCCTTTAAGATCAAATAATTCAATATATTTTTTATAAGTATCAACATGTTCCGGTAGAGAGCTTCCGGGATCCATGCGGTAATAACTTGTACCTATATTCTGCCAGCCAAGTGTAGTAAAGAAATCTATAAATTGTGTATTCCAACTTGGCTGTGTATTACGCATATCACACATCCAGCCGCCAAACGGACCTCTAAAGCCGGCATCCTGCCAGGCTATCTCTGTAACAGGATCATTAAACTTTTCTTTTGTATAAGTTAAATGTTTATATTCGTCGTCCCAAAAAGGAGCGATATTAAACCATTCGTGTGTTGCCATAATGTATGACTTCGTATAAGTGATTGTCTTTTGGATATTTGCGCCATGGATCTACCACCGTGCTTCCGGGTTCTAGATCACAATAAAATTCCTGCAGACTTTGCTCTCCGGTATATCCATAGGTCACTTCTCTATTATGCGCTAAAAATGCAATTACAGGCACGCCATCAAATGGAGGTTGATCGTTGGTTAGTGGATCCACATAAAAATATTTTGCTTGAATTTCGTCTAAGTAATGTCCTATTAATAAACTATAACTGCCGTCACAATAGTCTACATCTGGCTTGTATGCCTTTCCCATGATGAAAATAGGTAAGTTTTTTTCTATTTGTATTCGTTTTAAAAATTTAGCTAGATTTTTTGCCTGCTGTTCTCTGGCATGCATCACAGTATCAAATATATCATATCCAAGATTTAAATTTTCTGCCAACCAACGTAAGGCAATGTTATCTCTTGGGTGACACGGGCCAGCGTCACCCATTCCCGCAGTCATGTATTTTGAACTTATTATTCTTATAGTGCTGTTAGCAAGAGCATCAGTAACTACATCAACATTGATATTTCCGTTCTTCATTGCAACGTCTTGAATCATGTTAACTAATCCAACTTTGGTGCTTATAAATGTATTATAAAATATTTTAATACTCTCTGCTTCATCCCATGTGCCTACTACATAACGTGGGCTGTTTTGCATCAACGGTTTATAAAAATCTATCAGTTGTTTAGCATCGCCAGTCTCGTTACCGTCTTCGGTTCCAATTATTACCATTTCGGGATTAATCATATCCCATTCCACACTTCCCATTGCAATTAGATAAGGATTGTAAATAAAACGTGCATCAGTAATGCATGGGCGTAGTTCTCGTCTGACTGTTCCGGGAAGAACAGTAGAAATAAGAACAACCAACTGATCCGGACTTGCCCACACATCAATTTCTTTTAGTACTTCTTTTACTGTGGTATAATCAAAATCTTTGTTTGGTAAGTGCGTAATTGGCTTAGATCCGTCATAGTCAGGATCATGCGGAGTTTGTACTGCCACAAATACAATATCTTTTCCGGTTACTGCTCCACGTAGATTATCTGAAATTTTAATTACATCGCTATGTTTTGGGTAAATATCATAACCAGTAACTTCGTAATGTATTGCCATTGCTTCTGCACAAGGCATACCCAATTTACCAATTCCAATAAATCCAACTTTTTTCATATGTTCTCCGTCGATAATTTTTATAATGTATTAGCCAGTAATTTACTTAATCCGTTAAAGATGCATTATAGCTATTTTTATCCGTTTGGCACTTTTAATTTACAGTCCATAAGTCTAAACTCTCGTACCAATTATATTGATGGTTCGTTGGGCGTACTTTTCTGGGATCAAGAGCCATTCAATGCAAATCTTTTCAATAAAGTAATATGCAACTCTACAGAAATATTTCATCCTCAAAACTTAATTATAGCAAATAGCGATACCTGCATCGAGGCAGGTAAAATTTCAAACTACAACTGGAATTATTTTTTCCACGGATTTGCCGCATTAGATTGGTATAGAGATCTTTACTACTTGAACGAAAAAAGTAACAATTTTGATAAAGTATTTATCACGGTTAATAGACTAATTACACAAGAAAGATCGTACAGGTTGTCACTTGTTGCTAAATTAATAAAAAATAATTTACAAGAAAACGGATTAATTTCTTGTAAATTACAAGATACTATAAAAGGTTCTTGGAAAAACGAATTATTAGATCCAGAAAGTAAACTTACAAAAAAACAAAAAATTGAAATATTTGAAACATTTTCCAAAATAGATAATGATTTGATTTTAGATAATTCAGATGTACCAGGTGCAAGTAGTGCTATAATCAATCACGACCAGCGTGTGCTTTTCCGAAAAGCTTTCTGCCACATTGTTACTGAAACAATGTTTTATCCAGATAAATTACATTTGACCGAAAAAATTTTTAGACCGATAGTTTTTCAACGACCATTTATTTTAGCTGGTTGCAAGCATAATTTAAAATATTTTAAAAAATATGGATTCGAAACTTTTAGTAATTGGTGGGATGAAAGTTATGATGAAGTTGAGAATCACGAGACTCGGCTAGAAATGGTTGTATCAATTGTTAAAAAATTAAATCAATATAATTTAAATGATTTACAAGACATGTATAACGAAATGCTGCCTGTGTTAGAACATAACTATGAACATTTTTTTGGAAATTTTAAAAAAATAATAGTTGAGGAAATGATTGATAACTTTAAATTAAATTTAGATAAGTGGAACGACACCAATAAAATTAAATATAACTATACAAACATATTGAATTTTAACGAAATAAAACAACGATTAAGTAACTAAGATTTGTCTATATGCGAAATTATTAGTTGTTCCATATCTCTTATTCTTGTTCTTGTGGTAGTGCTGTTTAATACCACAAAAAGTTTTTTCTTTCCATCTATCATCACACTCATTACCAAGCAGCCGCCGCTGGCACGTACATAACCAGTTTTGCTAACTACTACATTATATTTTGACACAAGAGGATTGGTATTACTGTATCGCCACTTCAAGATCTTTTTCTTCTTAGATCTCAATATTTCACCCACGCTTTGGTTGCTGGCATGAACTATTTCTGGATACCGTTCGGCTGCGAGTAGTAATTTGATTAAATCTCTAGGTGTACTTACATTTCCATTGTCAAGCCCGCTGCTGTCGGCAAATTTTGTTTCGTACATACCTAATACTTGTGCTTTGTGATTCATATCATCTATACAAGTTTTGTAACCTCTATGATAATATTCGCACAACATTTTAGCGGCCTGATTGTCTGATTTTATGATTGCTAAATTTATTAGTTGACCTCTAGTAACCGGTAATCCTCTTAATTTTTTGTCTAGTGTGGTTGTTAGATTTGGATGAGCATCAAGAACAACCATTGCTGTCATTAATTTTGTAATACTGGCAATAGGTTGTTGTATTTCAATATTTTCTGATTCGATGACATTACCATCGCTGTCGGCTATTAACCAAGATTTAGCTAATATATTTGTAGAGGAAACAGGATAACTTACAATCACAAGGATTGTCCAAAGTAATAAATTTTTTATCATCGCGATGAATCTTCTAGATCCTCAATAAAATACTCCATTAGAAGGAATATTGTAGCACACAATATTACAGCAAACAAGCTTCCTTGTCTAAGGGCCATAGTCATTGCTGCCCAAAAGAACAATCGCAATCCCCATTTTAAATATTCAAGTGTATCCATTAATTATATTTACTACTTCTTCTATGTATAGATTTAAAGTTTTAGCAATTGCAACTACAGAACACCCTTGTCTGTGCAACTCTAATACAGCTTTAATAACGCCAGGATTTTTCGCCATGTTTTAAATCATATCTCTTTATAAGTTCCTCTACCATTGGTTCAGGATATCTCAATCTTAAACATATCTCCTCTGCTGTGTAACCATGCTCCTGAAACATACGGGAAACAAGATCAAGATTGACCGTTACTTCAAACTGATATTTACTCATTGTTTTAATTCGCAATCTACCCATTTTAAATTATTGTAGTGTTCGTAAGGCCATGTACCTTTGGGTATCAGGCATCGACCTAATTCTGGATTATTATCAATTCTTATTTGAACAACTGCCCAACCTAACCAAATTGCATACACAGTGCAAACAATAGCTATGCCGTATTTGTAAGCATTACATTTGATATGTTCTATTCTTTTTCGCTTTTTCCTCGCTGCGATTGCGTCGCGCCCGCGCTTTAAGGTTAGGGCAATAGTTTGTTCTTTTTGAATACGTTCCATCATGGCTTCGGTTCTGGTATACAAATCTCCTAATTCTGGAGGGCATTGATATACCATGATTTCACGCAATTCTGTTTGCATGGCCTGCAGTCGACTAAGCATTAACACACGCTGCAAGGCACGCTTACCAATGCTGGTAGTTCCGGTATAAACTTCTAATGCATGTTTTTCTTCTTCTTCAAATATTGCTTTACAGTAGGCATAATTTTCAAAGTAAGTGCCCAGTTCTTCGCCAATTTGTGTATAGATATCGTCAGGTTGTTTTTTGCTAAGTTCAATAATACGATTTTTTTCTTCGATGTATTGATTCTTCTCAGCCACCGTAGGTCTACGGTCTCTAAATTTTTCTCCGAACTGGTCGTCAAGATCCTTTAATACGCTTTTGACGTCTCCGGCTACGCTGGCCATTTCTTTGTATAATTCGCAGCCTTTTTTTACAGCTTGAACGGCGCCATTAGCAAGGGCAAAGAGGGTTAACGGATCCATGATCTCCGTTGCCCGTTTGAAATTATTATAACCCGATATATTGGGCTAAACATTGTTGATCCTTTATAATTGTTTTTTGATGGACCAATAGTAATCGAACTTATTAGTACTTATTTGCTCTAGAATAAAAAAAGCCCCTTGCGGGGCTTTTTATACTAGTTTAAAAGCCTATTCGCAACATTATGCTGGCTGCTGTGCTTGCTATACTGTCTTTTTTAAGATGTGTAGCTCCTACAACGACAGCAACTTTATCTGTCAGCTGTTTACCAACACCCATACGCGATACTAAAACACTATCAGAATTTTGACTTGCTTCGGCATAAAAATTAAAAGAATTTACTTGACGATCAAATCTTAAGCCATAGTGTGTGGTATTGGTTGTAGTATTCACTGCGTCATAGCTCATTGCAGTCAATACACTTCCAGCTTCCGTTACTGCGTCCCTACGGTTATTTTCTACTCGAGCACCCACAAATGGTCTTAGTCCACGAAAATCTGGAGTATACAGTCTGGCTGTAAACCAGTAATCATCACCATCTGTGCGAGAGTTGTTTGAATAACCAAGTGCAGGTAAACTGTGTGTGGAATCTACGGCATTACGTGAGTACCCTAACTGCGAACTTAGGATCCAATTTTTAACGATCGTGGTACTGTTCAGAGCAATCATATCTTTATAAAGATTACCAGAGGAATCGTTGCCGCTCATGCTTGAACTTGAACGACTGACATTTAGGCCAACAACCCAATTGTTTCTAACCAGTTTATCTAAACCAAAACCATAACGACTAGTTGAAATCGTATAACCATCGTTAGCATATTCTCCAGCTCGTTCTCCCAAGGTGTAGAAACTAATGCTTCTGCCTGCATCTACATTTCCACGGAACACAAGATCACCATCAACAATCTTGTGACGATTTAACACATCGTTGGAATTCAGTAGATTAGCGAACGAGTTAGTTTGTGCTAACACTGTATATTGATCAACTCTGGTTGTGTAATCTTGATTGGCGCTTGTTGTCGCTACCTGATTAAAAGTTGTAGTGGTAGTCACAACTTGATCTGTAGTTGAGGTAGTGGTCACCGGAGTGCCGTTGGTGGTAGTAGTAGATCCATCACTATAAGTAGTTACCGTAGTCGGTGTTGTGACTGTGGTCGTTGTTACCGGTGTAGTATCAGTGACTACTCTGGTGACAGGTGTAGTAGCAACCACAGTTGTATTTCTTGTGATTGTGAGAGTCTTATTGTTTGCAGAGCCTCTGGTGTCAGTCACTGTTTCTACCACTGTGGTTGATCCTGGTGTGTCCACAACACTGGTTGTTGTAGTACCATTGGAAGAACTGCTTGTTACAGTAGGTGTACCTGGTGCAGTTGATACCACCGTAAGAGATCCACTTCCTGATCCGCTGCTGCTGCCGCTGAAGGATGTAACCGACAATGTACCGGTGTATCCACCTGGTGTTGCTGCTGTAGTACCACCATTGGCATCATAGCCGCCACCGCTCATGTTTGCTGTGACGCCGGCTGCTGTGGTTGTACACATTACAGATCCACTGGTTGTACCGCAAGCACCCCAGCTGGAAGAACTGGTCCAACCTTGTGCAAATACACCCGATGAATCAAGACCAAACTCTGGATTGTACAATATGTTGCTGCCTGCAGAACCACCTGTTGGCGTGAATGTCACTGTTGGTACACGCCATTGTGGACCATAGTTACCTGCCCACCATGATGTATCTGTACCAATCATGATAACTTTCACATGAGTGACACTGGCACAACTGCCTGCAGTACCACAATCAGTAGAAGTCAATGATAGTGTACTCCAGGCCTCGCTGTTGTCACCAGGACCAGAACTCCAGGCATCCATTTGTAGTAGATTACCGGTGGCGTAACTGGTAGTACTAGAACCCAATAAGGTTCCGCCATTATAGTATTCTAATTTTAATTGACCAGTGTCGTGTTGCAATGGTCTTCCGCCGCCTGCATGTGCCTCAACGGTAAATGTTAATGTACCTCCATTTTGCATGTTTGAATCAAAAACTACTATTTGACTAATAGTACTGTTGGCAGTATAAGACATGTTTGCACTATTGTAATCGGTGCCTGACTCGAACGCATTTACTACTGAATTGAAACACACGGCGGCCACGATCGCAATGATCTTGCCCCAAGATTTCATTTTGTTAGCTCCTTTAAGGTAGACTCTTATTATTTTTATTTGATGTCTACTTTAATATTTACGCCAAAAAATCTAGTAATTATGTGGCCTTACATTCTATGTGGTGGTGTTACTGGTACCGGTTGCGGTGGGTTTTTTGCGGGGCGGTGTGCAAACCAACTCATGGCATTCTCCTTGGTCATAAAAAAACCTGGATTAACCAGGTTATTTGTAAATAATTCTTGTTCCTATTCCAGTTCCTTGTTTAATAGGACTATCATTGGGTATATAAATTGCTTTTCCTACTCCTAGCATACAATACTCATCAGTTTGTAAATCATGTATAAACCAGCTGGTAGTTTGGGTTTCAAAATTGGCGTAAACCAAATTAACAGTTTGCTCGTTAGGGCTTTGGGTGGCCATAACTAACTTCTCACCATATTTTTCCATGGTGATTTCTACGTCTTCAAAAGTACCACACATAAACCTAATCTGCCTTGATCTAGGTTCGGCTGTAGCTACTAGGGCAGTAGTGACCAGTAAGATGGCAGCTAAAAATTTGTTCATATAGTATATATGAACAAAAAATTTGGAATTAACGTATGTTTTTAAATCGAATGAGCCAGTTTAGCTCTTTCTTGAATAATGGTATAAAAACTATCAAGTTCACCACCAAATTTACCTAGTAAATGATCTATTGCATCTAGGCAAAATTTGTAGTTTTCTTTTTTTAGCTCTTCGATTAAATTCTCATGCAATCTGATATCAGATTCAAGATTAGGTAAATGTGCTAGATTCATTTTGTCTGCTGGTACTACACAAAACGTTTCTAATTGTTGTCCTTCTACATCAAAAGTTTCTAGCTCAAGTACAGTATACCGTGAACGCAATTCATCAGCCGATTGTCTGTTAAAAATTATTTGCATTATTTTGCACTTTCATATGTACGTTTTTTAATACCAACATCTTTATAAATTTGTTGTACTGCTCTAGCTTGATAATAACAATCAATCAATGCGTTGTGAGCACCGTGTCTATCCTTCTTTCTGGGATCACCGTGTACGCTAAACAGGGTACGACTGTCTCTAATTTGCCAAAATTGCCATGGCGTAGGGCGACCAACTTGCCTATAAAGATCTTCTAAAATAACAATGTCAAAAGCAGGACCTTGACACCAGATATTATCTACACCAACTAGAAATCTATTAAGTTGATCTAGCATTGCATTGATACTGACCCGACCGTCTGTGCCCAATGCTTCTTCTCTGACTTCTTCGGGTTGAGTACCCCACCATGCAACAGTTTCATCCTGCACATGTCTATCTAAGGCCAATTGTTCATCAACATCGGGACGAATATACAATCCAGATTCTGTATCAACATCCTCATCCCATGGACTGAATTTAACTGCGCCAAGAGTAAGTATCACTGACCAAGGTCTAGTGCTTAGTGTTTCAATATCGAGCATTACATCCATCATTGATCCTTGAGTATTTTTTCTGCCTCGGATGCCGCTACTCGGCGCCGCAGACTGCTTGAACTGAACGAGTGATCACGGCTGTTGAATATAAGTTCTATACCTTTTTTAGCACAGGCAGCATCTCCGGTAAATTCCTTACCTTTATATTCAACACCTAGTATACGCACATCAATTGGTAATGTCAATAATATATCTACCAAATCTTGCTCGGTTTGATATACAACAACTTCATCAACGTAACGGCATGCTGCCAGTTGAATTTGTCTTTCCACAATACTTTGGACAGGTCGATTTTTTGTATCTGGACGGTCAATTGTTGGGTCCGTCTGGAGCCCGGCGATAAGATAATCGCAGTGATTTTTAGCCTCTGCCAACATCGCAACATGTCCGGCGTGAAGCATATCAAAAGTCGAAAAAGTAATTCCAATCTTAAGTCCTTTGTCCTTAAGTTCTCTAATTTTATTGAATATCATTGATATATTTTAGTCGGTTAATACGCAATTGTCAACCATGTCGCAAAGAACTTGTTTAATAAATTCCTTGCTCATGCATTCGTTATCACAATAGATAACATCATCTTTGATATAAAATTTGAATAATCCAAATCCTATGTTTGTTGATGTCCATTCTACTGTAAACTCATTGGACAAGTTTGTAGAGTTTGGTATTTTGTCTAGTAAAGATTCGACAGTCATTGTGCTGCTTCTAATTTAACGTTTAGCGGGAATCCATTGTTACGTGCTAGTAGTGTAACTTCTATACCTTTTTGTTCAGCCATTTCATATGGTAGTGTTGCTACCACAGCCGATCCTTCTTCGTGAATCTTTATTGTTACATTCGTAGCATCTTCTTCGGCATAGTTGAATACAATCTTTAAACTTTCTACTACAAATTCCATAGTTGTCTGTTCGTCGTTTATATAGATTACGTTGTACAAACTAGGTTCTGGAATATTTGTCTTGGGAGCAATCTTAGGGCGTACAATAGTTTCAGTAGTCATAATATCTGTTTGAAGAAGCAGGGGAGGTCTCCCCTGCTGTTGTTACATTATATTACTTAGCGAAGGTAATTGCAATCTTCTTAGGTTGTTTTTCCTCGGGAATAACTTGTTCTAAGTTAATTGACAAAATACCGTCTCTAACTGTAGCGCCACGCACTTCAATACTTTCGCCTAGCGGAAAAGTTTTGTTGAAGTTGCGTGAGCTAATACCTCTGTGTAGGTATTGTCTTTCTTCGTCTTTCTTGGCTTTATCGCCGCGAATTATTAGAAGATTTTCTTTTAATTCAACGTCAAGTTCGTTTTCTGCAAAACCTGCCACAGCCACTTCGATTACATATTTGTTTTCTTCTACTTGAATTACATTGTGTGGTGGATAATTATCGCCTTTGCTGTTTGCAAAAGTTCTATTGAGTTCACCAATAATGCGGTCAAACCCAATAGCGTGACGGTGAATAGTTGGTAAATCAAAAGTTGTGATATAGGTTGTCATAGTCGTCTCCTTTCATTAAGCAAGTTATGACATATATGAGGGTAGGCCCCAACCGGGCACCTACCCCGCATATTCTTTACTTCTTTTCTGTAAATTCAGCATCAACTACAGTGTCATCGGCTTTGGGCGTTGCAGACTCCTCTGTAGTCGGTTGCTTTACTTCGTTAATTGCATTGGCGGCAACAAACAATTCTGACAATTTGGTTGTAATTGCTTCTTTGTCTGTGCCTGTTACTGTTTCTTCTAGTTCATGTATTTTATCGTTAATTTGCTTCGTCTGATCCTCTGACAGTTTGCCCTCAACTTCTTTTAGATCAGTGCGAACCTTGTGGATTACAGAATCCGCTTGGTTACGTACTTCAATTAATTCGCGTTGCTTTTGGTCAGCGTCGGCATTGGCTTCGGCATCGCGAATCATCTCCTCAATCTGCTCTTTGCTAAGACCAGAATCGGACTTGATAGTAATCTTGTTTTCTTTGCCAGTCTTTTTATCCCGAGCACTTACTTTAAGAATACCGTTTGCATCTACATCAAGCGTGACTTCAATTTGTGGCATGCCTCTTGGTGCAGGGTCAATACCTTCTAAATTAAATTCACCTAGTAGTTTATTATATTGCACAAGTTCGCGTTCACCTTGATAGACTTTGATAGTAACTGCAGGCTGATTATCCTCAGCTGTGCTGAACACCTGACTATTTTTAGTTGGTATTGTAGTGTTCTTTTGTATTAGTTTTGTCATCACTCCGCCCATGGTTTCGATACCTAGGCTTAGTGGGGTCACATCAAGTAGTAGAACGTCTTTACGGTCGCCACCTAGAACAGCACCTTGTACTGCTGCTCCTACCGCTACTGCTTCATCCGGATTGACATCACGACGTGGTGCCTTACCAAACAATTGTTCAACTGCTTCTTGTACCTTAGGCATGCGTGTCTGGCCACCAACCAAGATAACTTCGTCAATATCAGCAGCAGTTACGCCTGCGTCCTTCATGGCAATCCGGCAAGGATCAATCGAGCGTTGAATAAGATCTTCTACTAGACTTTCAAATTTGGCTCTAGTAATTTTGATATTTAGATGTTTAGGTCCTGTAGCATCAGCGGTGATATAAGGTAAATTAACATCTGTTTGTGTGTTATTGGATAGTTCGATCTTGGTACGTTCGGCAGCTTCTTTTAGTCGCTGTAGTGCCATGACATCTTTAGATAGATCAACACCGGATTCCTTTTTGAATTCAGTGATCAGATAGTCCATTATTCTTTGGTCAAAGTCCTCACCTCCAAGGAATGTATCCCCATTGGTACTAAGTACTTCGAATTGTTTATCACCATCCACAACAGCGATGTCGATAATAGATATATCAAAGGTACCACCACCAAGATCATAAACAGCAATTTTACGATCCGTTTTTTCATTTTTGTCTACTCCATAAGCCAGGGCCGCTGCGGTCGGCTCATTGATAATACGCAGGACTTCTAGTCCAGCAATTTGCCCTGCGTCCTTAGTAGCCTGGCGCTGACTGTCATTAAAATATGCTGGGACAGTAATAACTGCCTGAGTTACTTCATGACCAAGATAGTCTTCGGCAGTTTTTTTCATTTTGCGAAGAACTTCTGCACTAATTTGTGGAGGTGCCAATTCTTTGTCATTCGCCCGAACCCATGCATCACCATTTGTGGCTTCCATAATAGTATATGGCATTAGGTCAATATCTTTTTGAACTGCTTGTTCTTTGAATTTACGACCAATTAGTCGTTTAGCAGCATAGACGGTATTTCGTGGATTGGTTACAGCTTGACGTTTAGCACTAGCGCCAACAAGAATTTCGTCAGAAGCATATGCTACAATGCTAGGTGTAGTTCTAGCACCTTCTGAATTTTCAATTACTTTTGGGATTCCGTTTTCGACCACTGCTACGCAGCTATTGGTGGTACCTAGATCGATACCGATGATTGTACTCATAGTTTCTCCTTAAAATAAGCAAGTTAGTGTAAGACCCTATTGGCGTCTTACTAATTTATTTATCAAGTAAATATAATACATTATATAATTGAGGAAGTCAAATGAATCATGAAGAATGGATGGTGAGAAAAGCCATTAACAACCAAAATTCCAATCTATTTTTCCTTCATGACTGTTTGCAGGAAGAACAAAACTTAGATTACCCAAAAGATAAACTGTTAATAATTCAGCACTCACATGGTAACAATCACACTCAAGAACAATATTCACTGTATTCAAAAGTGTTGGGGTTAAAGTTTCTATATGCAACATCTAACTATAGCTACTTCAGAAGTAACCACGATAATATAGTTTATTATCCTTACTATTTTTTTGATTTTCTTTATGTACCCGGCCTGACCAAGTACGATATCAAATCTAAACGTCCATACAAATTGCAATGCTTGAATCTCAATCCATGGGTACATCGTACTATCAATTATTTAGAAATGAGTAAAAAATCATGGTTCTCTGAATGTAAATTTAGTTTTAATTGGACTCTTAAATTGGACAATGTTGATACTACAGTCATAGGAGCAAACACGCTGCATGATCTACCCGAACCAGAATCAGACGAAATAAAAAGGCGTTTAGCTAATAACACTATTCCTATATTTTTAGAGGATTGGAAGCATACGAATAATCCTATTACCAGTAATCAATGTTTTGTGCATAGAGATTGTTACATTGACTATGTTACAGAAAATTCAGTCAATCAAGAATTTATAACAGAGAAAACCTGGAAACCTATTTTTTCAGGTCAACTATTTTTAATATTAGGTAGTAAGGGTATAATTGTGTATCTTAGAAAAATTGGCATTGATACTTTTGATGATATCATTGATCACAGTTACGATCAAGTAGAGGATTTGCGTACAAAAATTTCAATGATTCATCAACAATTAGATCGTTTAATGACCAGTGATTTGGATACGATTTGGGATAACACGTATGAACGCAGGAAAAAGAATTTGGAATTAGTATATGATCCAGAATTCCATAATTTTTTACTAGAAGAATTTGTTAAAAAAGTTTCTTAGGCAACTGTTCGGATTCTAGCTTTTTGGTCCACCGACGTCGGGCAGCACTTTTGGCTTGCTTGCGTCGAGTAGTAGGTTTTACGTAGTGTTCACGTTCACGTAGGTTTTGTAGTAGTCCTGATTCTGCTACTTTCTTTTTAAACTTACGTAGTGCTTTTTCAACTTGATCGTTAGTTACTATAACCAGATTGCCTGGTGCTAGTGGTTTAGGTTTCCATTCATCTCTCATATTGTTATTTAAGTTTAGAGTTATAATCTATAAAAAAATCAACAGGACTTTTTATTGAGTTCTTATTCTTTAGGAATTTTTTCTTCCCGTAGTAGTATGCATTTGGTAGTTCTGCTAGTATATCTTTGATAGTACTAAAAGTGTTTTTCTTAGTATTAATTATAAAAGCGTCAGCACGATTCCTGGCATTAGCAAACCAATCCTCATCACCCATTTCGCTGTGATATAGATATATGTTAAAATAATTGTCAGAATTTTTTAAAAATAGTCCTAAATTTTGTATATCATTTGACTCTGCATCAATTATTAAAACAGTAAATTTGTTTTCGTCAACAAAATCTGGTGGGGTAATTATATTCGAATAATCAAGTTGTTCTTCCATTTTTTTCCTGTAAGTATTGTGCCATTTGTTCTTGTTCTACTTCATTAAGATCTTCAGGGCTATATTCACCTGTGCGTAATTTATCTATCAAGTACTCAATGTATTGATCATTATAAGCATAGGTATCAGTGCGAGTTTTATCTGCTTCAATCCAGCGATTTCCGTTGTACTTGAAAAGCTTAGTAGGAAGATAATCTGTTCTCAAAAACAAATCGCCTTTTCCTGGATTTGCAGGAAATTCAATACCAAAACTT